ATAAGGAACAACAGATGCGCCACCACCTCCGCCTCCGCCAATAGCGCCTCTAATGGTCACACCAGAGTTAATAGTTGCAACAACAGGAGCAGACCCATCCCATCCAGCAGACAATGCTAAAGCGCGTAAATCTTGAGTTGTTGTATAACTTGATAAAATAGAAAAAGCAAACTGCCTTACAGCGTTGTAATAGTTACTAAGACTTGTAGAGCCAGAGGTAGGGACGCTAGTGTTATTAGATGTGACATAAATACCATTGCGGTAATACTCACTTAAACTGATTGGGTTTGAACCACCAAATTCAGTTTGAATGTTTGCAAGGCTAATCTGCCCAGATCCTTGTAGAGCCATCAAACGCTCCCATAAGCCGTTACATTGCCAACAACAGTTAAATTACCAGAAGAATCTAGTTTTGCCTTATTGACTCCAGACACCTTGAAGTACAAAACGCCAGAAATTTCCTCTACAACCCAAGTTGCAGCAGTCATCTTCCCAGCAGATGTTGCGCTTGTGGCCGTAGCTGCGTTACCGCTAATTGCAATCGCCCACGTACCAGAAGCGCCTGTGCCGGTCGGGGACGGCACATTAGTACCAATAGCCAAACCAAGGTTTGTACGCGCTGTAGCGGCGTCTGATGCGCCTGTACCGCCGTTAGCAACAGCAAGGTCGTTAGACGGAAACAATGCGCTAAGTGCATCTAAATTCCCGTTAATCTTGCCCCCCCACGAGTCAGCACTAGCCCCAATCTCGGGCTTTATTAAACCTAGGTTTGTGGTGTTTGCATCTGCCATTTTTTACCTCAGTGGACAACAGTCCAAGTTTCGTTTTCAGTTGCGATTTTGACCCAGATTTCTGAGCCGGTTGGAATAGGCAACCACGTCTCACCGTCATTGCCGTAATTTTCCCATTTTTCTCTTGCATTTACAACCATTATTGATTGCCCAGCAAACAATACGGGCACTTGAGCGGTGTACCTTGCAACAATGCTTAAAGCAGACTCTGCTTGTATCAACACCTGCGTGTTTTTGATCGTCAGTACGTGTACATTAATCTGAGATTGGCCAACCACATTTGCAGATGTAAACGTGTAGCGTACACCGTTAGCAATCGCGTTAGACTCACCGACTATTGTCGCGCCGCCAAAAGCGTAGCGTATTGCGTAGCAAGTCAACCCGCTTGCGCCCTGAACCGATGCCGACCCAACAGCGTACCGCAAAGCATCAACAGACAGCGCACTTTGGCCGCCAATCAAACCGACACCAACAGCAATGCGTTCGCCAGAGCTTGTAGCGGCTGATACGCCGTTTATTGCCTCCAACCCATACCAAGGTAGCAGTCTAAACGCAGAGGCGCTTAAAACGCTTTCTGAGGTGATTACGCCAGACGCATCAAATAGCGTGCCGCCAGCAGTAGATGCAAAGGGCGTTTGAGCAAATGCGGATATTCCGAACATTGGTTACTCCGATGTTGTATCAGCCGGGGTTGGTTTGTTGCCATCAGTCATTTAGGATACTTAGCCTTTACTGCCAGACATTCATCAATGTATGCCTGCGCTTGTGCTGTGTCGCCTTTGACTATTGCGTCTAAGTAGTCAGCCGCTGGAGGATATGCTGAGGCACGTAACTCTTGGTAGGTTGGCTCTGGTGGAATGTCGGCTGGCTCTGGCGTGTTGCCTTGCGAGAGCCAGATTAGGTAATTAGCGTAGTCAGTATTGGCGGGGTCAGTGGGGATACTTGCAGAATCAACCAACCTATTTATTAAATCTTTACCTAGCTTATACATGAGTTTTCCTTATTAGAGTTCTGCTGTTGCTGTGAAATTAAAGCCATAGCCCACCCCGGAAGTTAGTGAAGCACTACCTATAATCGAAGCTATTCCGTGAGCAGTTTCCCATATCTGTGATTTGGTAAAACCTACTACCACATTATTGTTAACATTGACTACAGAATTCACAGTTCCTGAACGATCAGTAATTACCAAGGTGGGCACTGCTCGCATCTGCACAGGAAAATCGACGTTACAAATTAAAGTAGACGTACCAGACGCTATACCAACTGATGCTCCCGGGTATGAATTCCATACCTTATGATAATAATACCTCTGACACAACGCCAACTCCTGCCCATACTGCCGATGCTCAAAAGGGGTTGCTACGCTTCCGGCCTCTAGCTGAACCAGCGACAATGTGCCAGTGTCGAACTCAATGTTTAGGTTTGTTCCACCAGTCACAGTTCCAGTAACACCAGAGCCAGCATAAGAGCCGCCACCAATCTTACCTTGAGCCGTACCAGTCCATGACAGTGTGTATGTGCCACTCTGTAAGTTAATGCCCTCAATGACTTGAATCAAAGAGCCAGCCGTGATGGTTAGTGCGGTGATGTTGTTGCTTGTTGCAAAGGTGTACGTACAGCCACTTGCACCAGCCTTGAAGCGGTCATGCCCATAAGCACCCGCAGAGAGCGTAACAGTACCTGAGACAGCCCGTTGGTTGATGCCAAAGTTACCGTTAATAAGGGCGTTCTTAGCGCCTATTGCACCACCGTTGATGGTGGATATTGTTAAATCGCCAGCCATTATTTAATCTCCAGTCGAGCCGCAGCGCGTGCGTCTTTAATGTTGTTAGGCATAACCTCGCCACTATCTGCTTGCCTTAGCACCATCCAGTCTGTTGAGGCTAGGTAGGCTTGGGCTTTTGCGTTGATGGTGGCTTGGGCTTCTTTGGCTTGTACAGCAGGTTGCGCTGCTTCAAGTTCAGCCTGTGTTGGCATAGGGCGTTCATCTAGCCAGATTGTTTTAGTGTGGTCATCACCATAGGTTACACACTTTGCTTCTGGCAAGAGGTGTAGTATTGTATTCATCAGGTTCATGGTGTGACCTCCATCAGTATCATTGAAGATGTTGCAGAATTGTCTTGCACAGTTACGCCAGATCCATTTGCGGGGGTCATAAACATCGTCTTATATGTAGTTGCTGATGTTGTGGCGGGAGAATCTAAGAATGTTCCACCAACTGTACCAATTCTATTTTGAGCAGCGGAGTCAGTATAAGCAGCAGCGCCGCCTATCTTGTGTATAATCCCCGCGTCTCTATATAACTGTATCTCAAGATAATTGTTGTTTGTTTTACTGCAACCGTTTTGGAATACCATAACAAGTATTTTATTACTTGCACTGGTTGGTGTAATTGTTGCTGTCAGCCCTGTGTTGGCTAGGGTGTTAGTGGAGTTGGTTACAATAGTTGCTGTTGTTGCATTAACCACCTGAATTACATTACCACTTCGTTGCAACGTATCTACCGTACCCGTCTCATCAGGCAACGTGAGCACTCGGTCGACATTGCTGTTTGGGCTGGCTACTGTAAAAACACCTGTGCCGGAGGCGTTTGGGGATAATGAAATTAGTGACAATTTATTGCTCCTTGCAAAATTTTCTGCTCTTGCGACCAAGAACATACCCGTCAGGCTGCGCACCTTCAAAACAAAATGTTACGCTTTGACCGTTGTTGTACCAGCGTCTGCCCTTTGCAGATACCCCCAATTTTAACTTGTGTTGCTCAGAGCGTAGTGGTTTTGGAATGCCCTTTAGCATTTTTGAGCGCATGGCTCGTTCTTCCGCTGACTGCACACGGCCACGGTTCTTAGCGCTGACGCGGTCAACAAGTTCTTGCGGTAGCTTCACGCCTTTTCTGGGGCTTACACGCCCTTTTAACGCTTCTGACAACTTTTTGCGCGCTTCTGCGGAAAGGGGAACGCCTTTATTGGCTGGAGAAACGCCCAGCCTTACTTTGCTCATGCGCTCCAATGTTTCTTTGGAAAACACACCAGTCTTACCTTTGTTCCAAGCTGGCTTCCCGCGCAAATGCGGTTGCGGCCCCGACATAGTTGGAGGGTATCCACCGCCTGTTGTTAGATTCCAGCCAAGTTTGTCTGCTGGTCGCAGTTTGCGCTCAATGTCTAAGCAATACTCTTTGTCAGCCATCAGCAACACGGATTTAACCATATTGTCCCAGCCGTGCTTTTGAATAGCGTGGCGCAGGTAAGCGTTTGTACCATTCTCCATGTTGCGATGCGCAGCAAACCGTTTCTGAACATTACCAGACACGCCGACATACCCCTGAGACATAATGTCCGTATGGGATGCTTTGCGTATCCAGTACACAACAAAGCTCATACAAAACCCAAGGAGGCGTTACCGGTTATCGCTACTTTACTCATTAAACCCCCTGTGGCATTGCTGCCTTAATTGCGTCTGCTGTAGTTGCCGCGTTAATGGCTGTTTGCATGTCGTCATACTTGGTGCGGACAACAGCACGGGCTTCTTCAGCTGCTACGGCTTCTGAGGGAATGGTTGCTTTAATGTCCAGCGGAGCAAACTCAACTGAACGAGCAGCGCGGCGCACATCATGTGCAATGTCTTTAGCTTTGCTTATATTCACTGTAATCATGTCA